TGCTTTCTTTTTGCTCTTGGCTTCTATGTAGCCAGTTACTTTTATTGTGTAATAAAATTCTTTCATAATCTCTCCTTGTTTATTTACTGCCATTTCCTTAGCCATTTTTTTATATCTCTTATAATATTCTTAACATTGTCCCTCTCTTCTTTAGTCCCTTCATTCAATGAATCGTTTAGAGCGTGTCCTGATTCATAACAACAAGACAATCTATATTCTGCTTCGTATATTATTTCTTCAGCTTTGTTCTGCCAAGAAGTTCCCTTTATAGGTTTGCCATCATTCCAATCCCAGTAATTACCATCTTTGCTAGATTCATTAACACATTCAAGAGCATACTGCATCTCTTCAATTTCACATAGTTCTGATAACATTTTATTGTAAGTTTGTTTATTCATAATCTCTCCTTGTTTTTTATTTATTTTAAGCTTCGTGCTTACTTCTTATACGCACCAAGTTTCAAAAAGTTCCAAATTATTTTTCTCCTCTATTACATTTATTACACGATTTAATCTCTTTACCAAACTTGGGAAAGTTATCATAATAGATTGTTTTCTTCTCTTTATGATTACCTGTTAATCTAGTTCTCTCCCAGCATCTATTACATTTAGGACAAGCCTTGATTGCTTTGTCTGTATCGTGTATATACTTCTTCTTTCTATTTAAGTTTCTTTGTATCTCATGTTGCTTCATCAGATTACCCAACACTATATCAGAGAATATATCTGTTCTCTGTATCATACCTTTAAATGGACTCTCCGTTATTTCTTTCTTAATTCTACTCATTTCTTTAACTCATTTCTTTTACTAACCTCTAATATATATGCTTCCCACATTTGTATCATTATACTTTCATCTATATTTCGATCTTCCATATAATCAATAAGGTTTATTATTTTTTCCCCATCTATAGTATCCCTAAACTCTTCATATAAATTATCAAATATTATATCGTTTTCATGTGTACTCATCTTAGTTCATCCAGCCTTTCATTAAAAAACTCTACCATAGCTTCAAAATCATAGGTAAATGCTCCGTTCTCATCTTCATGGTAGTATACTGGCACTTCAATCTTTTTTCGCTTCCTAGAGTCTCTAAGCTTTAATAGTTCTGCCGTCAAATAAACTTGTGCATCCAATAGTTCTTCCAATGTTTCTTGTATCCAATCCCTACCATCATATATATCTATCACTTCTCCGTATTGCCGCTTTCCTTTCTCCAATCTCTTTTGTATCATTGATATTATTTCACTATTCATATTATATCTCCATATCATCTTCTAGTAACATTATACTAGTTGATATATTATTTGTTTTTTCATAGAATAGGTCTTCGTGTGCGTAGTTTACATTATAATCATCTGAATCATAATGTGGTCTAAATAACACTTCAACTTCATCAGGTGAAACATCTCCTCTTTCACAAATAACTAACATTCTACTTATTAATTCACTTACTTTCATTACAATTCCTCTGTTATTTCATTGTCGTTCATATCCCATATCCTACAATTATAACTTATGTGTGCAATAATATTGTTTTCTGTATCTCGTATGTAAATGTAGGGTACATTGCCACCACCTAAAGCATTTCTATTCTTCCAATCATCAAACTTATCTTGTACTTCTCGTAATGTATTAGCCTTAATGGTAATCTCTTTTTTATCCGTAGGTAATCCCCAATACCCACTACCATTTGCATACTCTATATCGGGGTTAGGTTCATGCCTTAGATTTACTTTATATTTATACATCATCACAACTCCTTTCATATACTTTGTATTGTTCTTCTACATGCTTTATAAAATCATCTTCTCCATATTCCATAATTAATTTATCTTTTAAGTCAGCGTAGCAAAACTCTTCTAATGTTAATTTAAAATCAGCCATGTTATTTCCTTTCTTTGTTTAATATTCTAACCATCTAAATGTAACTGGATGTTTAACGCTTTCATCTTGCTCGTTCCACACTTCTATATAAAAACCATAATCGCAATTATGTTTACTTAACTTGTTTACATAATCCATACATTTATTAAAATCATTTAATTTAAATGCAACATCTGAGTCAAACATATCTAGTATTTCTTTAGGTGCTTTGCCACCATTGTTCAACATGCCATCAAAGTAAACCATATAATAGATATGACCATCTCTTAACTTTTTCATTTTGTTCATATTATTTCCTTTCTTTACCCTTATACTAGTTCTTTATTGTTTTGTTCCCAACTTTTTACAATTTCTTTGTTGTAGTCTATAATTGCATCCACAATAAAATCGTGGTAGTGGTCGCCTCTCCATGAGTTATGGAAGAATCTAGTATCCTCTTTCTCTTTTAATATATCTAGGTCTAGTATTGCCGTTCTGCAATTATCCCCATGTATTATTTCTCCTTCTTCGTTACAATCGGGAAAATGAGTAAACACCTTTCTTTCATTGTCCTCTGTCTTAATGATTCCTGTATAGAATCCATCTCCACAAACTCCGTTCCTATGATATGATAATTGTATTATGTGCATTGTTTTTTCCTTTCTTGTTTATTTAGAATTGTTGTATAATAAATCTATGATTCCAAACATCATCGCATTTAATTAATTGTGTATGCTCTGCAATATCTTCTATCTTTTTTATATTGTGCTCTTCGGCATAGTCCTTATAATCTCCTAGAAATTCTGTAAAATCTTCGTATTCTGTATACTCGCAATGTATTGCAATCGGATCGTATTCTATCTCAAAACTAGTATCTTCTTCTAGCTCCGTAAAATACTCATAGAGTGCTTTCTTTCCTTCATAGCTAAAGCTATCTGCATAGCTACCTTTAAAGCCGTCTATAAATTCATGTTCTGTTATTGTTCTCTTCATTGTTTTATCTCCTTGTTTATTATATATCCTTTGTTCTTTTCATCTAGGTCTATTTCTCCTAGGGAGTAAGCCTCTGCAACTAGCCAAGTGTCGGAACACTCGTTGTTCTCATCTGCGTTCCTATCTCTCAGCCATTGTACTATTTCGTCAAATGTTTTTGTCATATTATGTCCTTGTTTTCTTTTTATACGTCTCTATTTATTAAAAGTTCCAAATTAAATTAATCAAAGTCCTCTTCATACCATTCTGTCCAAAATAATCCTGAAATCCAATCCCATTCCTCATCTGTCATATCTTCCTCTATATCAAAGTCATCTTCATAATACATTTCTAATACTTCTTTTGCTCTCTGTTCTGTAAATTTTGCCGTCTTTACTAATCTATCTTGCATACATTTTTTACTGCATATATAGATACTAAAGCAATCGGTTGTCCATCCGTCCCACATTTCTTCACTGCAAACATCACATACATTCATTTTATGTCCTTTCTGTTTGTTTCTTTAAATGAAATTAAATCATCTATTAAATATGGTGCATGTTTTGTTTTATTTTTCTCTAAATATTCAACAAGTTCTTTAGAATCTACTAAATCAAATATCTCTTTTATTTGTTTAAAAGTAGGTCTTAAATGTACGTTTGGATACAATCCTTGTTGTATAAAAATTTTGTTATCATCATCTATTGTACACCATTTTATATAATGAACTTTCTTATTAGGATAATCAAAATCAGAAATATGACTTTTTATATAAATTCCGTTTCGATGTCCATGTTCACCAGTCCAAAGAATTTTAGACCTAGATGATTCTTTAAAATAATTTGACATATTATTTATTCCTTTTGTTTATTACTATACGCAACTAATTAAATAAAGTTCCGTATTATTTTTCTGTTTTATATTTTATTTCTACTTCTTTTTCTTTGTCTGTCATACTCTTTATTATTTTAACTAAAACTTGGTCTGTAATCCCTCCTATATTATCTGCCATTCCTTTAGTTATTAGAGTATTTTTTACATCTCTAAATACTTTCTCAGATATCTTTAGTTTTATGTGCTTGTATTCAATTTCTGACATATCTATTTATTCTGTAATCCTTTATTTATTGTGTAATTTATTTGTTTTCTCTAAAAACATTATCTTTATTTAATTTATTTAAATCATCTATAATTGATTTAAAGGTTTCATCATCATTTAATGATTGATGATTTCTTTTTACTGATTCCAATCTGTTAATGTACCAATTTAAATTAATTTTCTGCTTCATTCTTTACGCTCTTTATATTGTGTAATTTACTTTACTTTCTGTACTTCGTAGCCGTACTCAGAACCCACATAATTTATGTGCTTTGATGTTGTCATAGACCACCACCCAAGAGGCTTAATTGTTCTAGTTTCGTGGTCAATCTCTGCTACCTTAGTTTCATAGCTATAAACATAATTGTCTGTAGCTCTTAGATTCTGTTTGTATTTGTCAAATTGTCTCATGTTGTGTAATCTCCTTTATTTGTTGAATTTATTTGTTTCTTGTAAGTTCCATTCTACTTGATTTTTAAACTCTGTTTTTCTTGCATCATCTGCCACTTTTGTTAATGTTGCAATTAGTGCGGGGATATCTTCAAGCATAAAGAATAAACTAGCTTCTGTTTTTTGCTCTGTAAAATCATCGTTGGGTACTCTGCCAATACTAACTATATTTTTCCCTTCATCTGTGCATTGTGTAACTTGCATCTCTTTCCAAGATGATAAGCCCACACCATTCCAACAACGAGCCTTGACTGCTTTTCTATCAGTTCCAAAGCCTTTTTTTATTTTTATTTTATTTATTTGTTCCATTGTTTTATGTCCTTTGTTTATTGTTTATACTACGTTAATTAAATAAAGTTCCAGATTATTTTTATCTTTTAAAGTAAGATAAGTCCTTGCTAATTCTTGAATATAAAGTATTTCTTCTTATACTTGTTTCCCATTTTTTGTTCAAATCTAAGTTATCAACTACCCACAAATAACAATCTTCATAAGTATCAAAAGTTTTATAATATCTTTCATCATCAGTTTTATTATATATATAATACGTTGTTGTTTTATTCATGTTAATTCCTTTTGTTTTTTGTTATATATACTATACGATATAGTTTCTAATAAGTTCCAAAAAATATAAAAAAATATGTAATTAATTTGGCTTGGGGTGTATGCCTAGGGTGTAGTTATTTTAAATGTATTATATAATATGTTTATAAAGGTAGGATTTATAACAATTATATAAGCCCTTATAAATCGTATAATTTATGAAAAATAATTACTTCCTCCGTCAAGTTGTATATTTTAAAAAATAAATATTTCCTCCGTCTCGTTGTTTATTAGATAAAAAAAATTATTTCCTTCGTTGAGTTGTATTACAAAAAAAGTTATTTCCTCCGTAAAGTTTATATAATTACATAATTTAAAAAAATTACAGAATCAGATCTAAATTACAGAAAATAAAAAAAGAGCAGTTTATACACTTGCTCAGGTGTTTTGCGGTGTCCTAGAAAATTAAGCGAAGCTTAGCTGGTTAGGATCTGTCGTATCAGGTGTCAATGTCTTACCATATTCTAGCATACCATCTACTACTAAACTATTATTGTTGAAATTAGCAGTAGTTAGCTTATTAGAATGCCATAAGACATTCGTACCAGCATTAAGAAGACCCCAAGCGGAGTAATCTTTATCAGCTAGGTACTTATCTATCATTTGTCCGAATTGCTGGGTAGGTAGCTTAGGCAAGTAATTTTCCCTAATATTAGCTACATCCTCTAATTCGATAGGTTTTTGTAATCTACCGCAAGCTTCAGCAAATGATTGTAATCTAGAACCTGATTGATTTCTAAGAACTTGTGTAGCCCTTGAAATTTCATTAGCCCAGTTTACATTATTCTTAGTATGCCAAAAAGTATGACCAAAACCAAATGCTTTTGATAACATACCATTCTCACATACTAGTCTCTGAAAATAGATATTAATACCAGCTTTGATACTGCTATCATAACTATTCTGTATTTCACAAACTAATCCAATTAAGTCACCTACTCTAGGAACTTGTACCTCTAGACCAGCATCCTTAGCTACATAGATTTCTCTAAATTGCTTACCATTAAAGAACATCTTATCAGGTTGAAAATCTATACCTGAATCAGCCATAATGTCCTGACCTATTTCAGATATCTTTTGATTTTCAATTAATAGATAATTTTCTTTAACTATACCTACTTCCTTTTGATTATCACCTAGTGTTATTGCAAAAGCACCAGTTTGATTACCATTAGATAAATAAGTAGGTTGTTTATGTATTTCTACAAATGGGTCGTAATTACCACCAAGGTTACGAATCTCAGGAACTAATTGAGTTACAGAAGATTCAGCTACTACCAAATCGGTAATGTTTTCTTGGTTATTCCAATTAGGTACTATACTATCATTAAGGTTGTTCATTTTATTGTCCTTATTTTAAACTAATTAAAAAATATTATAAACACCACATCTATAATATATAATGCTATCTTCTTTCTACGCTCAATAGCCACCGATAACCCACAAGGGGAGGCATCCAAATTTTCAAAAAATGTACTGATATATATATGACTATATAGAGAAAAAGTTCCAACATTATTTTAATAGGCACGAAGTCAAAACAAAAAAGTCAACACGATTTTTGTAACGAGAAAAGCAAATGCGGGGGGTAGTGTGTGTAAAAAAAGAAAGAAACACATACTAATATTTTTTTCTGAAATTTTTTAAAGTTTTTTGGATCGCTTACTAGGGCGGGTACTATAATATAGAGCTCGGGATACTATATATACTATATACTATAATTACTATATATATATAATATATATATAATATATAATATATATAATATATAATATATATAAATACTATTAATACTATTATACTATATATACTACTATACTATATATACTATAGTACTATTATAAAATTCAACCGGGCTAAATAGGGGGGATAGATAATATTATTATATATAGTTGCAACTTGTCAAGTTATTATTAAATTTAAATATGGAAAGAGAAAAAACAATGTTTGAAAAAGCTTTAATAGGTGACTATGAGATCAAGGATGTATTCACTAACATTGAAAGATGTAAGCAGATATCCAGCCAGTTAAAGATCCTAGATCTTATTGAACCTAGGTCTAGAGATATTAGTTTAATAGCAGAGTTAGTATATCGGGTAAATAATATGCCTGAGTTAGAATTAATAGAAATAGACGATTATAGCTTAAACAACCCTAACTAGTGGCACTATCAAGAAAGATAAAAGGAGTCACGCACTATGCTTACGAAAGCGAGCTGGAGTTTCGTACGGCACATCCTACTGAAAAACTAATTAAGAACTGGAGAGAAGCTAAACAAGGACAGTGGTGTTTAGCAGATGACGGTAAAATAGTTCAAGTGTTATTAAAAGACACAATGAAGGGAAATAGAACAGAACAAGATTATGTGCGAACTGTTATTGGAATGGTCACTATAAGAGATACTAGTACCTTAAAAGGAGAAATAACAGATAACATTTACCGTTTTGTAAGAAAGAACACTTATGACTCTAGGTTACATGGTAATATGACCAAACAAAAAAAGATATTCTCTAAATACATTGCAATGGGTCTAGATCCAGAGAGTGCTTACATCAAAGCATATCCTAAAACATCAAACTCTGATGATGCTAGACGTAAATCAAAACTATTATTAAAAAGTAAAACAGTGAGGGAGCAAGTGGATAAAGAAATAGAAGAACTAATGTCAGAAGTTGGTATTACCAAAAGATATTTATTAGAAAGTACGAAGGATGTCGTAGATAAAGTAGATGCCAAAGATAACGATAAGCTTAGAGCATTAGAAACATTAATGAAGATATCAGGTATGTTAAATACAGAAAAGAAATCAGAGTCTATTGCACTGATACAAGAGTTCACTGGCTTTAGTAAAGAAAAACTAAAAGCATTTGAACAGGGCATGTTATCTGAAAAGAAGAAAGAACTTACCAGTGGTAGTTAAATCAGTATTGGTAAAGGATACTTACTGGAATACACAAACTAGCTCTATTTGGAGCTATACTAGCCCTAAAACGTTGCAAGTAGGTAATACTAGATACAATATATCATTTTTTAATAAAAAGGCTAAATAAAGCAAATAATGGACAATTTTAATATTAATCCATCCCCATCTGAAATGAAAGAGCGGGATGAGGTACTAGCTAAGTCCTATAAAAGCCTTATTTACTTTGGTAGGGCTTTCTTACCAAATGACTTTCTTAAAAAGTCTGCATCTCCACCATTTCATTTTGACGTAGCAGATAAGTTGATATCATCTAAACCCGGTAGTCGTAGTTGTATTATTATGCCTAGGGGATTTGGTAAATCTATACTATCAAAAGCCGCTATCATGCATAAGCTAGTATTTGCCAGAGAAGACGAACAGCACTTTATTGCTTGGGTATCAGAAGAACAAAGTCAGTCTATTGATCATTTAAAGTATTTACGCAATCATTTTGAAATGAACAAAAGACTTCGTTACTACTTTGGTAATCTAGATGGAGGAGCGGCTGGGAAACGTTGGACTGAAAAAGATATTGTAACTCCCAAAGGAGATAGATTGATAGCAAAAGGTACTTCTCAAAGACTTAGAGGTCGTGCAGAAGTAGATGTTCGTTATACTGGTATTATCTTAGATGACTTTGAATCAGAGCTAAATACAAAAACACCAGAGCGTAGAGCAGATATCAAAAAATGGATCGTATCCACAGTATATCCTGCATTAGAAGAAACACCCGGTAGAGAAGGATGGATATGGTTAGCAGGTACAATAGTTCACTTTGATAGTTTTTTACAAACTGTTGTAGATGGTAGCCGTAAAGCGGAAGAAGAAGGTAGGGAGTATCCTTGGAAAGTAACATTCAAAAGAGCAATAGAAGATGGTAAGTCTATCTGGAAAGAACAATTCTCCTTAAAAAAGTTAGAAGCAAAGAAAAGGGAGTTCATCGAAGCTGGTCTGGTAAACAAGTTTGCACAGGAGTATATGAATGATGCTAGGGATATATCCAATGCCGCATTTAAAATAGATAGAATACAATATTTTAATGGACAAGTAGAATGTCGTAACAAGTTTAATTATCTGATAGATGGTGAAGATGCTATACCAGTAAACATTTACATTGGAGTTGACCTAGCGGCTACAGCATCAGAGACATCAGACTTTCAAGTTATACTGGTTATGGCAATAGATTCTAATAATAACCGTTATGTCTTAGAATACTTTAGAGAAAGAATACCTACATTTGATATACCAAGGGAAATAATAAGATTAGCAAACAAGTACAATCCTGTAAGGAGAGTAACAATAGAAACAGTAGCGGCACAGGAAATGGTTAGAGATATGGTAACAAGAATGTCTGCTAGTGAGAAAAGATTGATGCCCGGAATCTTCAAAGGGGTTAAGCCACCCGCTAGGATAAAAAAGCAAGATAGGCTTGAAACAAGCTTAGGAGTTATCGTTAATTCTAAAAAACTTTACATTAGAAGAGAAATGACAGAGCTGGTAGATGAGTTCTTTGAACATCCTAAACCTAGAAACGATGATGTAATGGATGCGTTGTATTATGCAGACTACTTTGCCAAAGCTCCTAAGAGTACTAGAACCAAACGAGAATCATTACTAAATGAAGAGGCTAGTCCTGTTAGAAGAATAAAAAAGAAAGCTTATAACTGGATGACTGGATCTCGTGCATAAAACATTTGTATTTGTAATTTATTTATTTGTAAGCTATATTATATAAAATTACCACATGCCATACTTTTCAAAAAGATCAAAATCTAGACTAGCTACCTGTGATGAGCGTTTACAGGAAGTATTCAATGAAGTAATCAAGCATGTGGACTGTTCTATTCTAGAAGGACATAGAAGCAAAGAAAGGCAAAACA